TCACGGCGTTCCGCCGTTGTCTGCCCAATACTGCCTATACCAATTTGCCTTACCACGCAGCACATCACCGCCGCGCGTACCGTCTTCTGCCCACGGATTATACGTCGGGCTCTCCTCTGTACCGAGATACTCAAGGTCCCAGCGCTCGCAACCGTTTTTGGGGCCGTAGGGCTCGTGTGCATATACACCGTCCTCGTTGTCCGCCGCCTCACCGTGCGTGAGGACACGTGTCTTGTCGATGGTCAGCCACAGCCCGTTACACAGCGCGGCGATTGCCTGCGCCATGCCGTCGATCTGTAGAGGCGTCGGAGACTCCTGCCCAAGATCATCGGCCGTTGCACCGAGGCAACCGAGGATGCTGACGCTGACGCTCCCACTGTTGCGCTTCCATGTTGCGGCCAGCACATCATCCAGCTCGCCATCTCCGATGACGTAGATCTCGCCGTCCTTGTCAATCTGGACATGATAATCATCCCAGAATTGACCGTAGTGCCCCGCCGACCAATGCAGGTACACTTTCGTTTCGCGTCCAATATATTCAGCGGCCGCTTGGATGTTTTCCCGATACTCTCCCGCGAGTGCCTCAAGTTCTGCCGGCGTCACCCGCCGCATCGCGGACTTACTCAATACGTGTGCCATTACTTCGCTCCTTTCTTTTCCTTTGACAACTGTTCCAGTGTCTCCCTGAGCTTCTGCGGCACGGGGAGACCTGCGTTCGCTGCATTTTCTAGGATGCTCAACCCCTCGTTGCCGAGGAAGAACCATATCGCAATGATCTGTACCACGGCCTGTCCCGTCGCTTGGTCAACAAAATGTGCCAGCGATACGAGGAGCAGGATCATGATCTTTTTCGCGATGCCCCTAAATCCTTTACGGCTGTCGAGTTTCATGCCGGGGTTGATGTATGCCGCGAGCATGCCCGTCACGTAATCAATCACCATGAGTACGCACAGCGCCTCCATCGGCCGCCCCCACCCGCACAGGTACCCGATCATCCCGCCCACTGCCGCTACCATGCTCCCTGTCTCTACCTCCGTCCATGTTGGTATGCAATCAGACAACCACGCTAAAAATCCTGTCATGGGCAACACTCCTTTCCACGGCACAGAAAAAGCCGCCATGCGTCATGACGGCTTTTTCTGTGCTCTTTGTTATCCTACGGGCGTTTCGCGAGATACGCAGCTACGTCCGCCCGGTATACCTCCGGCACAACTTCCTGCTCCTCGGTTTTGTCCTCCTCAGAGATTGCCCACGTTCCGGAACGCACGAGGTAAGCGTAGACTGGAATCATATAAGGCCACTTTTTCATTTTCCATCACCTCCTTTCTTGACTGCCTTTTCCAGTGCCGTGATGCGCACATCCTGCTCGACAAGGCGGGCTTCCTGTGCTGCCATCGCCTCAAATGCGGCAAGTCGCTCGGGGTCGATGTACGGCTCCTGCATCCCGTTGTCCTCGGGCGGTGCAGGTGTCGGCTCGGGTTTCGGACGCTCGGCCTGCTCCCACTTGCCGCCGCGCCAGTAGATGTCATAGCCCTCCTTTGCGGCAGGCGGCTTGACCTCGGTCATGTAGGCAGGTATCTGCCACGCGCCACTGATTGGCGAGCGGTCGGTGTCATCGAGCATACGCGCACCGATGTATTTCCCGTCGGATGCGTACGCGTAGACTGTTTTTGTCTCCATGTTGTACCTCCTAGTATTTGATCTGTGCAATGAGAGATAACGCGGGCGGTTGGACGGTGTTGCTTCGTCCATAGATGGGGTTAGATTTGGATGCGTCAAAATTGGCGTTGACCCCCGGCGACACCAGATCTAACGGTATACCTCCTCGCCGTGTGAAATTCGATGGAATACCAGCATCGTACGATGCAAATACTCCTTCCTGATGTGAGAGTCCGCCACCAGATGCATCAATTACGCCAATCTTTCCTGTTATGTTCGGCAATCCAGCCTCAACGGACTTGACGTTCTCCCCGCCCATGAGTACGCGCCCGGTGACGTTGGGCAGTGTCAGCCTGTCTTGCCCTGCGTCGTAGACGTACTTGGAGCAGTCTGTCTGGTACTGCTCCGCTGTGACGGTCATGCCCGCCTCTTGCGCCCACGCAAGGAGGCGCGGATACTCCGACGCCTTGACTGTGGCACCGTTGGCTTTGATATAACCGTCGCGCAATGTCGGACGTAAGATGATGTCGCCGACGCGTGCGCCGTCTCTTACATCATCGATGATCCAGACGGCAGTGCCGTCCTCTATGATATTTCCTGCTTTCATTTGTTCGCTCCTTTCGCCGTCGCTGAGGAGCGAACGGCAGTTAGTATCTGATGATTGGCATGAGCTTAATTGCGGGCGGTTGGACAGTATCAGATCGTCCGTAGATTGGGTTAGACTTGCTTGCGTCAAAGAGTGCGCTCGTGTTGTCTTTGTCGTCAACCCCGCCGCGTAATCCCCATTGATCATTTTTGTGTGCGTCAACAAACGCGCCACTCCCGAAAAACATGGTTCCGCCCCAATATACAAGCTCGCCCATAATATTAGGCAATCCAGCCGCGACACTCGCCCCGGCGCCGTCCCCCGCAAACTGCTCCATGCGGTCAATCCAGTTGGGCAAAACAAACGTACTGTTCCCATCCCCGCGCCCGAACAGTCCCGCGTTTGCGGTTACATCGTCCGTCCAGAGGTTATGCTTGTCAGCCAGTGCTACAAGGCGCGGATAGTCCGCCCTCTGCACCGTCGCACCGTTGGCCTTGACATAGCCTGCAGGCAGGTACAACGATCCGCGCACCGCTCCGACTGGTGTACCGTCGCGCAGGTCGTCAATAATCCACACGACCGTACCGTCATGGATGATTACCCCCCCGTTTTGGAGCGCCTGTTTGATTTTATCTGGCAGCTCTGCACCCGTGGTACCCGCCTTGACGCACTCAAGGCGTGCCCACGATGGCAGGTGCTTGCTGTACGCGATATCGCCGACCTGATAGGTGCGGCTGCGCTGGAGAAGGTTGAGGCTTGCGTTTGCTGCAGCACTTGAGATCACCTCATCGAGATTGCGCGTGATCCCCTCTACATCGTTATCCATGCAATCATGCCCGTGATTAACGATGAGGTTCGCGATTGCCTTGCACATCGCCGACAACTGGTAGTACATCTTGTTGTGCATTCGCGAGAGCGCCATGCCGGGCATGACCCCGCCGACGCGCTGGGTCGCCTCTTTGTACTCCGAATCGTTGTATGTGCGTTCCGGAGCGTTCTCCTCGTTGAAGATCTGGAAGTTCGTCTTTGCCATTGCTGTTCCTCCGTTTACGTCCATCGGCTTTCATCATAGCCGCTCATACCAGCGGTTTTGTCATCAGTATCATATGAGAATGACACGTCCGATAGGGCGTTCGTCCATTCCGCATGGTCATATCCCTTGATTGTGTCTGTCTCGAGATCATATCCAAATACCGCGCGATCTGCGAAATAATAATTCACACGCACGCCCTGCGGCTTCGGAACGATCACCCCCTGCCGCACCATCTCCTTGGTGATTTGGTCGACAATCCCGATGGAGAGCACATCAATACTCATATCCTGATTGTCTTGAATGATGATGCCTTTTCCAAAGAGTGTGTTCCAGAGTTCCTTGATATCGTAGATGCCGCCCTTCCACAGATTCTTCGCAATCTGCGCACGCAGAAGATTGCGGTATGTTGCATTATCGAGGACGGGTGAGAGTCCCTTGTCCGGCTGGTACGGGAGTGTGCGCTGTGCGCCGACGAAGTCTCCGAGAATATCCTCCTGTACGCCCGTTGCATGGTCAATGTCAAATTCATCATCCAGTTCGATTGCAAGGGCGAATATATCATCCGACGGTGTAAACAGTGCCGTAATCGTCCTCATGAACTTCTCGCGCACGCGGTGCTGCGATGTGATGAGGTCAAGGTATGCGTCGATCAGTGCCATCAAATCACCTCCACCGTAACTGCTACGCTCTTTGCGATGGCATTGTATGGGATGATGGCATCGGCCACGCCGAGCGCGCCTCCCACTCGTCCGAGCTGCACGCCTTGCAGGGAGAACGGCGGGTGCAGGGCATCGTCAACAGCGGCTGCAATCGCCGTCAGAATACCCGTTGTGGTGACGTTCACTCCGATGCCGAGGCGTTCGATGTACGCCGCAATGTTGCGCGTGATGTTCTGTTCGACCGCTGTCGTGTAGGTCGCGTACTTCTTGACCGTAATCTTGACGGCGATATCCTGATAGATCGGGCGAAAGAAGCGGATTTCGTTTTTTAGCCCGTCGGAATTGGTATAGATGGTCACGGTCGTCCCATGCGTGCCGCAGCCCGGTCCTTTGCGCAGGTATATCTGCTCTGCAATCGCTCCGTCAAGCCCGCCCTCGACCACGGCTGCGATGCTATGGCTTGGGATTCCGTTCTCATCGGTCTTGTTCGTGTCGTTCTCGTACACCTTGTACCGCGTAACCCCTGCGATGCTCGCAATGCCCGCGATGGTGCTGTTTACCATGTTTTGGCTCGGGAGCGCGGTGGAGATTGCCTGACGGCGACGCAGCTCCTCATCTGTCTCAATTGGACGCCCTTTGACGGCGGGGACTTTGTTTGTGACCGAGATCCAGCCGTACTGTGGGTTACTGATCTTCGTAATCGTTCCGACAGGGGCTTCGACCGCGCCGATGTCCTGACAGGTCGCCGTGATTTCGACGGTTTCACTCTCAAACTTGACGTTCTCCGGCAAACGCCACTTCCTTCCCTGCGTATCCTCGACAATTCCGGCTGGGATCGTCGTGCCTGGCGTGCCCGTGAGTGTCAGGACGCAGGTGGAGCAGGTCGCCGTCTTACGACGCAGGCCGTTTAGTTTGACGCGGCTCGACAGCCCTGTGCCGACTGCTGTCTTGACGCTCTGGTTGTTGTAGACGATCTGCAGGAGCTGCATGGTATCGTAGGTTTTGAGTGCAAATGCCGAGATCATCTGGTAGTCCTGCGCATCATTTCCGAGGTAGATGTCTCTGCCGTAGATTTCGCGGAACTGTGCCACGAGATCATCTCGAATGTCGGCGTATGTCGGAATATGAAGCCCCGCATCGTCGATATATGGCGCGAAATATGCCATTGCTACACCTCCTCATCAATGCTGAATGCGCCGAACGCGGTCTGGATCGCTGCTCGAATCGTCAGCATCCGCTGCTCGTTATCCCATATCGTGTCAAAGGACAGGATGCTCAGGACATTCGGCGTCTCTTGTATGCGCGTGCGGATGATCTGCTCTGCAGCCTTGACATCCCGGCTCGCAATGATCTTTTGCCAGTAAGGAACGCCGTCCTCTATATCCTCCCACCACTCGTAAACGAGGAGGCGCAGACGTGTCAAAACGGCCTGCCGAACGGCGTCTACGCCCTCGACATAAGCATGACTATTGCCCATGGTAAAGTCTCCGTTATCATCCAGTGCGCGGTATCTCATTGCATCACCCTCCTACCGTCACATTTGGACTGCCGCTGCTGTGCGTGCCGCCCATCCCGCAACTCTGACAGATGGTTGCATCTCCGATGCGGACGACCTTCTTTCCGTTGCAGGAGACGGTTCCGCTTCCGGCGACGCTCTGGAATGTGCCGCCGTGCGGACAATTCGTCGGACCAGTATCTCCCAGCCTATGAAGAGGCAGGCCGTTCACGCTCACGTTCGGGCTTGCCGTTGAATTCGTTCCTGTGCGACCATGCGGGCAGCATGGCAGTTTCTTGTCGCACACGCCTGTTGTCGTGTCTCCGATGCGCGCTGCTGCTGGCATATTATCTCCTTCCTTATGGGTCATTAAGTCCAATGTGCGCCGCCTTAATGTCGACCACACCTGCTGCACGAATGTTGATATTACTGCCGCTGATCTCGATATAGGCGTCGCCCGCCTCGTTGCGTAGCTGCGCTGTGCCCGCAGAATATCCGCCGACAACGCTCGGCTGACTGCGGAATCCAACGAGGGCGAAGCCGTCCGAGAGATCATGTCTGCGTTTTTCTGCCTGATTCTGCACCCCGCCGTTCTGCCACCAGGCATCGATGCAGTTATCGCCGAATACCACAAGGCAATCATCGCCGGGCTGTACAGGAAGCGTCAGGCAGTAACCGCCGCCGGAGTATACGAAGAACGGTACATCTGGAAGAAGCGGAATCTCAGCCCACTCAAGCACTCCGCTGCGGTTCATTCGCTCACGGATCGCCAGCTGCACCGTGCATGTCTGCCGGGCATAATCGACTGACCGAATGATACCGGGCGCTGCTACGCGAAGGTCAAGGCCGAAGCCGTCCAGCTCGCGCTTTCGCTGCTCGATCTCCTCTGTCAGCCGTTCCGAAATTTTAAGCACTCTATCACCTCATTTCAGTGTCTGCCCTGCGCCGTTTACCGCCGTCAGAAGCCCCATACGTCCGTTGCGGCTGACCCCGACGACGGAGGTTGTCCACTCATCACCCCAGGTGTCCCCACGATGCTCGACCGAGAACACCTGATATTCCCCGTCCTGGTCGAACTGCGCCGTCTGCGGGAGCTGATCGTTTTTTTGCTGTCCGCTGCCGGGGTCAATCTGGATCGCCTGCCGCTGAATCAGATCATTATCAATCTTGATCATCGTCCGGAGCTTGACGCGAGCATCCAGAAGCATCTTGATCTGGATCCCCTGGTCGGTGTAGACGGGGGTCCCGACAAGCCCTGTCAGCGGCGTGAGCACGAGCACGCGATCTTCCGGGATTTCTTGCTCGACAGCCTCCACCGTGAGCTTGCCGTCCTCGCCCTCCCAGTAGGCGGCATCGTGCCACGTGCAAATGTCACGCAGGTATTGCGCGGGCGTGCCAAAGAGCACCTTGCCGCGTGGGAGTGTCTGATCCGGCAGATCATCCGTGACCTCTCCAACCTCGATTTTCTTGTCTGCCTGCGATGCGATGGCTTGCACTACGTCGCGCGGCGTACTTCCCGCAGCGATGGTGCTGCGGACGTGGTTGACAAAGAGATTCTGCATGCCCTTAAGTGCGACGATCTCGAGGCGGTAGTCGGTGCCATTTTCGCGGTTGCGGAAAATCTGAACGATGTCGCCCGTGAATATCTCGCCGTACTGCCCCTCTTCGTAGCCGCCGAAGATGGAGATCTGAAAACCTTCCTCGATGATTTCCTTCTCGGATGATGCGCTCATGTTGTAAACGACAAGCGTACCGATCTGCACTGCGGTCTCGGTCGTCGTCTTGGTCTGAAACTCGCATTTGAGGAGAGATACGTCCATCTCTGTATCGTGCTCCGGGTCTCGCTCTCCGGTCTGATTTCCCGCCTCATCCTTTTGGTAGGCAGGCTTGTAGATCGTGATCTTCCATTTGCGCCCGTAGAGGCGGCCCTTACGGGTCGTCGCCTCGGATGCGGTCTCGTCATTTGTCTCCGGCATCGCTATCCCCCCAGACGATATACCAATCGGATTCAAGCGTTGTTTCGCTTGGCCACTGTTCCATCGCACGGCTGCGTGGTGCAATCCATGCGCTGCCAACGCCGAGGTAGCCGACCTGCTCCAGGATATTTTGCCCAGGAACGAGCGGAAGCCCTGCGTAGACGAGCCCATCGTTTTTATAAATGTCGACGAGCCAGTAATGCGCGAGGTCGTTGTAGCTCATTTGGAATTTGAGGAGGGTGTTGCCGCCGTCAATCGGTACTTTCGCACTGAATTTGCGATGCGGAATGCCCTGAAACGGGACGATAGAATACACGCTGCACCTCCTATGACAAAATACTGCCGCCTGCGTCCAGTATGGCGCGTGCGGCAGTTTTATTGACATCATCCCCCGTCTGCACGGGCACTTGCCCGGACGACGATTCCTCTGCAGATGCAGAGGCACGAACACTGACGGCCGTCTCCGCAACCGACGCAAAAATGATTTCCCGCAGACGCACGGTGCACCGCAGTGCATGGAGCGTATTAACGTCGTCTGGCGCAGACAGCTCCTCAATCAGCATGTTGTTGTAGGTCTGCAGCCTGGTTTCGACCGTGATCGGAACGCGCGATAACTGCATCGCTCGCAGGCTTTTCCATGCTGCGATGGAGCGGTTTTCCCCCGGCTGCGTCAGAATGTCCGGCATCTTCGGGAGCCCCCTGAAGTTGCTGTACCAGTCGTATATTTTTTTGACGATCGGCGCAGATTGCAGGAAGGTGTCGACCACGGGCATGACGGCATCTTGAATCATTCCGCCGAGAATGGGGATGCTCGCTGCCTTCTGCAGCACGCCTCCAATCGCAGGAGGGAGATTCATGTAGCTCTCCGCCGTGGTGTCCGTCATCATGATCTCGATGGTGATCTCTGCCGGCTCGATGATGGCGTGATCGGTCATAGTGACACCCGTCTGCACGGGGTAATTCGTCGGGCGAATGCGGCTAATGTGCTCGCTGCGCATAATACCGTCAAAGTGCATACCTCCGATGGGCCACTGCGGCGTACTGAACAGGAACTGCTCCATGTTTTTGTAGCCGCTGAGGAAGTCAGCGATTTCATAATGTCCTGTCAGCTTGCCGACCTCTGCGCCGATCTTCATCCAGTCGGGCTTCTGCTTTCCAGAGATGAGATCAGCGAAATAGTTAATCCCGTCGATCGACAGTCCTTTTTTGACACCCAAGAAATCACCTCCCTAAATCATGACGGGTGCGCCCGTCATCGTGCGGCTGCGGAGAAGATGCGCCCCTTTTTGCGTGAGCATGCTCATTGTCTCGCGTCCGACGCTCCTGCCGATCTCGGCTGCGCTCTTGTTCGTTCCGTTGACTGTAACGCCTCCTACGTTGACCTGATAGACGACGCCTCCGTTGCTGGATCCTGTCGGCTGGTAGCCACCATATCCCGTCTGCATCGCTCCGGACATCAATCCGTTGTAGAGGAGCGGGTCGACGCTGTATGACTGCGCAGAGGATGTCTGTATAACCGCTACGGTTTTTGGGTATTTTTTCAGCAACACAGGGTTGCCACCATGTGCACCATCATGTTCAGATGGCGGTGGCGTTTCTTCAAGGCCGCCCCAATCCGCAATGATTTTGTCCATTTTTTCCATGACAGAATCAGCATAAGCGTTGATGGACGGATATTCGGTCCCGTTGTAGTACTGCGGCGCGTTTTTTGCCGCCTCGGAATAATCAACCGCGCCGGGGCCTCCATACCAAGCAATAGCGACATCACGCCAGTTTCCGAATTTATTATAGTACTCCGTGAGTTTGTGTCGAGCAACGATATTCTGGTTTTCTTGTGTCATCGGAGCGTCTGCGCCTAGCCCGGCATTCTCTGCCCATGACGGCCAATTCTCCGGCATAATTTGGAATGCTCCAAGCGCCCCGGAATCCGAATTTACGGCATCATAATTTCCGCCGGATTCTTGTCCGCTGAGTGCCAGCATAGCAGCATCAACAGCTTTCTTGCTCCCTCCATAATTTCCGCCAGAACCACCAGAATCGCTACCACCAATGATTTTCCATGCGCCCTTGAAGTCGCCATTCTTGATCGCGAGAAGTGCCCGACCAAACTTACCAACGCGAGCAATAGCGCCGTCAATCATCTTGCCGAGCTCCTCCCAGAACTGTCTGAACGGAGAGCTGTCCCGCATCATCGTCAGAAGGTCACGGAAAACACCAACTGTGCCGGATACTATGCGCAAAAGCGAAGTAAATATACTAAGGACTGCGCGGATCGCATCACGGAAGGAGTAAACACTGTTGGTCTTTCCGATCTCCCCGAATAGTCCTCGAAATGCAATGTTGACGAGGTCGAGGATGATGTTGAATGTTTCAAGCAGAACGTCTGCCAGCTCTCCGACAGCATCGATGAGGTCTTGGTATTCCTTCGTTCTGCGCACCTCGTTGACGAGGCGCCCCATCCACCGGATCAGATCTCGGACCGTCCCAAGGACGGACATGAAGATACCCCAGAGTTTTTGCATGGCTTCGCGCAGGCTGTCAACCGCACCATGTTTTTCCATGGATTCGTAGAGCATTTGCGCCTGATTAATCCATGCATCAACGTAGATTGTCGCGAGCTCCCAGAGGGCGCCTCCAATCTCTTTGATAACATAAAGGAAATCGTTCAGCGCGCTCGAGCTTTGCACCCGATCGGCGAAATCAGATACAGCACCGGAGAATTCCTCCCAATACTTCTTTGCCGTCTTGATGTACTCGTTGAGCTTATCCCAGTAGGCACCAAATGCAGACTGCTTGCCCTCCATATGACCGTAGTAGTCATCGATGAGCAGAAGCAACGAACCGACAAGGAGGAGCATGCGGGTGAGCGGATTTGCTCGCATGATGAGCGTCAGTCCTGCGATTGCCGCTGCGGCAATCTTGACGCCACGCGGAAAGCTCTCCCACATCGACCAGAGGGCCTTGCCAACATCCAAGACAAGCATCAAGAAATGCTTGCCAACGTTGATGATGTAGACGAGCATCCGGGCGGCTTTCTCCGTCCAGACACTCATGTTCTTGACGAACATGTCGTTGAAGCTGTGGAACTTCTCACGGGCTTCTGCGAGCGGGCGATTAAGGTATTTCATGAGATAATACCCGACCCATGTCATAGCATAGGAGACCTCCTGCTTGAGCCGTGTAAACTCAAACATGAGATCGCGGAACCCCCTCATGGTCTCCGCAAAATCTCCGCCGACCTTCATTTTGCGCCCATCTGCAGCGAGCTTATTGAACCGCTCCATCAGCTCCGGCGTCAGCATAATGTCCTGTATGGATTCGCCGAGCGCATCCGTGGCCTTTTTCATCGTCCACGCCGCGTCCTTCGATACCATCATCTGACGCGAGAGCTTCTGCATGGCGAGGTCTTGCGCCGCAACAGATTTCATCAATCCGAATACAGAGGCAGAAACGCCTGCGATAGCCGTCCCGATCATCGCTGATGCACGCGCGAAATTCGCGGCCATGCGTCCTGTCGATGATTCGACCGTACGGTCAAGGCTTTTGATGGTTGCCTCCGCCTGGCTGAATCCGGGCTTATCAATCTTTGCTCCAAGCCCGACAAGGTATTCCTGTATCATCTCGCCGATCATGTATTCACCTCCCTCTGCTGCTCTGCATAATCCTGTGCGCGGCGTCGGTTCTCGCCCTCTACAAGCATAATCTCGTGGATGTCGAGGAGATCACCGAAGGTGTATGTCCCATCCCACAGTTCGTGCTGTTGCCACTTCCCTGCGATGACGGGCGCGTACACCCATGAATTTACGTTGCGATATTGGCAAAGCTCAAATCCTGGAGACCGGCTTTCAATTCCATCAAGCCGTCTCCGCCGAAAAAACCCGCGATGTTGAACACAAGCGCGTGGATCGTCAGCATAATGACGAGCATTGCGTTATCTGCGATGTCCTCGACGCCCCAGCTGCCGTTTTCGTTGATAATCGGAGCAGTGCGCCCTGGCAACACCTCCCCGACAACCGAGAGAACATCCCGCTGGAATGCGATAAACTCTGCCTTGCTCATAATGGCCCGGCTCGGCAGGGAGACGGCCGTACCATCTCCACCATCCGCTTTCACCGCGTTCATGACCTTTGCCTCCATGCCCATAGGGAGCATTTTCTCCATGAGCGTGAATGCGATATAACTGCCTGTAAAAGCATCAAAGGAGCGGATTTCAAATTTCCGCCCCTGAAGCTCAACGATCTTCTTGGTTTCTCTTTTCATCGTCTACCTCCGATTAAAGCTGGATGCGCTGAATATCAGCGAACAGAATCTGCCACGACACGCGCTGTCCTTGGCTCTGCAGCGGCTCGTCCGGCTCCTTGACAAAGGAACCGCCGGAACAGTAGTAGGTCTTGCCCATTTTCGGAGCTTCGATGGTCATGGAGATCGTCGTCCATGCCGACGTGTCTGCCTGCCAGCAATAATTAAAGAGCCCCTGCAGATATTTGTGCAGGGAGCTCGTCTGCTGTGCGTTGATGGAGACGCTGCCATTGTTGCCGGCAATCTTGCTGACCATGACTGAACCGTCCGATGCGACATCATGCACCGATCGGTCTGTCGTTTTTGAGACCGTCATATCGCCGATGCCCTCGCCCTGAATGGAATACGAACCATAGCCAGGGCAGTTAATCGTCGCGTTGACATCAGTAAACGAATAGGTACTCACATTTGCCATTATTTATCCTCCCTCCGTTTTAGCGGTTGACGTCCACCTGAATGGTGACGTGATGGATGGCCCCGGCGAGCTTGAGCGATACATAAATCGGTGGCGCATTGCGTGCATCGCGCTCCGCCTGCGACTGCTCGCTCATCGGCTCGCTCTGGATAAGATACCCGCCAGGGAGAACGTGCCCATATTCGAGTGCCATCAGCTCCTCGCCCTTCCAGACGCCCTCCTTGATGAAACCGATGCGGTTCATGTCATCGCAGACCTCTTTGATCGCGGTCTTGATGCGCCCCATCCCGGCTTCCGTCTGCGGCACCTTGTTGACGTTCACGAGAAGGTCCATGATGGCGAGTTGCATGTCATTCTTGTATTTGTCGAGATAGATGATCTCATCAAACCATGAGCCGTCGCCGACACGCCCCTCCTCGAACACATCATAGTAGTTACCACGATTGACGTAGACGTTTCCATAGTTCTTCTTGATGTTGTTCAGGTCGTTGGTCGTAAACGTCTGCATGTAGTTCTCTGCCTGCACGCCGACCTCACGCTTGTAGGCGAGCGTGAACGCACTGTTAATGGTAGACGCGCTCATTGCACCCATCGCCCAGCCGATCGCCGCACAAATGGCGTCCTTATGCGCTGTTGAATACTGCCCGATGATGCGGCGGTATCCCTTACTCTTGATCGTGCCGAAAATGCCGCCGTCCGCTGCCTTTGCCTTGCTGTCTGCCGTCGTAAATGCAAATACGGTAGACGGCGTGCAGGCTTCGACGTATTCCTGTATGGCGAGAATCTGTGCATCCGTGAGATCGCCGCAGTAAATCCCGACATACCATTCCGAGTCCAGCTGGCGGCATTCCTGGACAGTCTTGACCGGTGCCTCCTTGTTAACAATCTTGCCGATCGCAACAAGAGGCGGCTTCTTGCGCTGTCCGAAGATGAGGGCCGCTGCCTTATAGAGGCGATCCTCCGTCGTGAAGCCTGCCTGCAGCATCGAATTGAGGCTGTCGTAGGTCACGATGCGCTTGTCTGTGAAATCTGCGACAGTGCCGACATCGCCCATGAGCAACGCGAGATTAAACTTCTTTCGTGTCGCCGAAACGGCGGCAAGATTGACAATGATATTGACCACAGGGTCAAGCGGCAGCACGTTTTTGAGTGCCATATTCTTTCCTCCTTTATGGAATAGGCCGCGCTCCGATCTGAACGCGATCAATGTGACCGACGTCCTCCGGTGCGAGGCGATAGAGTTCGTTGAATCGCAGGGTAATATCCCACCTGTCCCACCACTTCCCTGCGAAAAGTTCCGGCGCTCTTATGCACGCCGGGAGATTCGGCACAATGAACACATCGTGCTGCGCTAGATTCCGGCTCACCGGCTCGTAGAAGAATCCGTCTTTCAGGAGATTCGCAAGCTCATAGGACTTGCGCCCATATGCAGTTACCTGCAAATCCCAGACACGCGTGCGGGCGGTATCTCGGTAGACGGTCTCATCTTCCGCACGGTACCGGCTGTCCCGTTGCTTGGCGTAGTCGTCGTCCGCTTCTGCGAGATACAAAAACATAATATCGTCGCTGATCTTCCAGTCGGGCGCGCCTGCCTCCGGGTAGCGCCATCGGATGAACTTATCCGGCTTTTTGATGATGTCTGCCGTAATTTTGGCAGTCTCACCCCAGAAGAGCTCCTGCAGCTCCGCATAAGTCATCCGCTTTCCTCCTCTCCCACGAGTGCTCCGATTGCCTTGTAATAGCCATTGGCTGCATAGTCGAAGGTCTGAATCAGCTTGTAGCGCTGTCCCTTCCAAACGCAAATATCCGAGGTTTTCTCAGTGCTGGACACGTCAAGACTGACCTCGTCCGTGATGAATGTTTTCATCCCGTTCACGCGGTCCGCCGTATCGAGCAGTTCGAGATCCTTGCTGGATGAAGGCTGCACGATTCCTTCGACGGTTGTCTCCGTCGTTTTGGTCTGCAGCATGCCGTGCACCCACTCTTGATCTCCCTGCTTAATGACGATGAACGTCGTGCAAAAATCGGGGTCATGGACGATCTCCGAGACGTCGATTGCCATCTGATCACCCCATATCTCTGATTACATAGGTAATGGACTTTCGCATCTCACCCGTGTCAATGAGCGGGCTGTTGCTTCCCTTTGCCTTGATTGTTCGCGCCGAGTTCGGCGTCCACTTGTTCTTCGGGTTTTCGAACCAGCCGCGCGCAGCGTTCTGTGCTGTCATTCCGGCAAGCTCAAGACCGCGCTCTGCGCCGGACATATCTCCGTGCATTGCAGCACGATACGCTCCGGCGATCTGCTTGCCGATTACTTCCTTGCTGTCCTTGATCGCAGGTTCGAGCACCGGTCGCGGCGGGATAGCGTAAGCAGGGCTTCCGTGTGTCTGCACGTAGAGGCTGTGTGCTGCGCTGTATTTCATGCCTGCGTCGATGCTTGTCTGCATCTCAGCACGCATCGCCGGGGCTCGTACGCCATTCGTATGGATGTAGAGCAGCTCGGCGTTGTTGACCATATCTCCGTCTCCTGGACGATTTGCCTCCTCCTGCGGGATGCCGACAAGCACTTCCTTTTTCGTGAGTGCCTGCAGGTTACCGATCATGTCTGCAAATCCTTTTCCGGACTTTGTGACAGTCGCTGTGCCTGTTACCATACGACCATCCCTCCGGCTGAGTACATCCGTGCCAGCGTGACGAACTGCTGACCATATGCAGTCAGCTTGTACGTCCCCCAGCCCGCGAAATCCTCGTTGATGCTGCCGAAATCATAAGAGACGGAGATATCTCCCGCGCTCTTGGAGCTTTGCAACCCCTTGGCAAGCCCGGCGGCAACTTTCTTCTGCACAGGATCATCGGCACTCGCGGCCGTTTGAAGATAAAGGGTCAGCCAGTGCGCGATGTAAAGCCCCATACAGATTCCCCATGCATCATGATAGCGGTTCTTGTGGATGGATGCCTGTGCCATGTTGACCCACGCTTTGAGCATGATGTCCGGCACAGCTCCACCACCGAACTGCGGATATGCTGCGAGAAAATCTTCCACGGTGTATTCGGGATTTCCGCCCGTTCGGACGTTCGACGCTGCGGCGATAATCCCGAACACGTCAATGTCCGAATACATCATGGCTTACTCCTTCTTGGCGCCGTCACCCTCTGCAGGAGGTGTGTTATCGCCTTCCTGCTGCTTATCGGCTCCTGCATCCTTCTTCTGGCTCTTCGAAGCCTTCGGCTCCTTCTTGGCGCCGTCACCCTCTGCAGGAGGTGTGCTGCTTTCAGCCTTCTGCTCGCTGCCGATCTCAATGCTGCCGTCAGCAAGAGCCCATCCGTACATCGGGTCTTTCTCGACCCAGTCGGGGAGCGTGGAGAACGCATAGGGTTCTGCCGTTACGATCTCCCCAGTCTCCGGATTGCGGAATCCGATTTTCTGTTTTGCTACGAGTTTAATCATGCTGCGCCTCCTTAAATTCCGTCACGGTAGATGAACGGCTCGAAGTAGTGAATCTTGACCTCGCCGACATTAGCCATGTAGAGCGAATCATAGGACGCCGTATTGACGTTCGGCTGCGTCATGACGCGGCTCATCGGTACGGGCACATCCATGCCGACAAAGCGGCGCTGATTGACGTAGGCGACCATGCGGTTCTTCTTTCCGACGCCTGCACCGATGCAGAAGCGGCACTCGGCGATCACGAGGTCGACGCCCTTTGCCTTTGCGATGTTGTGATCAACAAGGTACTGCATGATGGAGACGGGCGTCGGGTAGCCGTTGACACTGACCATCGTGCGGTTGATGTACGCGAAGTTCGCGGGGTCGATGAGGATGTGGTTCGGAATGGCGCTGTTGTCGTACTGTGCACCCGTCCATCCTGCAATGATCGCCTCGTCGATGTCGTTGAGGATCTCGGTCGGCGTCTTGTGCGCCCAGTCGGTCTGACCGCTTGCACCTGCCGTGACCGCCGTCGCCGTGATCTGCTTGTTGTTGATCAGACCCGTCGTCCCGTAGGCCTCCTGCCCGAGGTATGTGTTGATGTCCATGTACTTGTCGTAGTCGAGACGGATGCCATCGTTGTAGATGTCCTCGATGCTGCGGCCGGTAACCGCGCCGCGCAGCTGATCCTGAATCTTGATGGACATGGAGACCTCATACGGGAGCACCTTGTAGAGGTCCTTCGAGAGGTCTGCCTGAATCCGACGAACGGCATTCTGGACGCCGCCGACGCCGTCTGCCTGCCCGCCCGTGACGCTGTACTCGACGTTGAACGCGGACGTTGCTTCAACCCATCCACCGCCGCTCTCGATCTCAATATCGCGCGGGTAAGTCGTGCTTGTGAGAGGCTCGCGCAGAAGCGGATCGAGCTTTTCGAGCTCGCTCTCGAGGAACGCAAGCCCGCTCGATACGGCTGCTGCGTCCATCGTCAGCAGCGGCGATCCGCTGCGCTGTGGCGCAATCGCAAGGTTATACTGTTTCTTCATGTTTCCTGATCTCCTCTCTTACACACCCTGACGTGCGATGATTGTGAGCTCTGCGACGCCCCGTGCGTCTGCTCCACTCGACCATTTCACGCCCGTAAGCTCGACGCAGTTACCCGCCTCATTCGCGGCGCCGAGGTCACCGACCTGTGCTCCTGCAGGGCTTGTTCCGCTGACGACCTTCGTGCGAACGTAGACCTTCGCACCGACCTTCGGCGCCCCCCATGCGCACTTTGCGGACACGCCTCCGCGCTGGAGCACATCGCAGGCCTCCCCTGCAGCGTAGAACCCGAAATTCTGAGACGGGTACACCTTTGCCGACTTGACCTTACGCATGGCAATTCCGGCAAAATCTGCAGCGGTATTCGTCGCCCCGAAGAGCGCGACCGAGCCATCATCCTTCTGGATAACCGGTGCGCCAAACGGGATATCCGACGAGCCGGCTGCGACAGGGCGCGTGCGGCTGACCTCATCACCCTGACGGGACGCCTGCCCCGGATATCCGTAGGTCATGTTGATTCCGATCGTAGTTCCTGGCATTTACTTTTCCTCCTTCTTGCAGTGCGGATTGCGCTTGCGGCAGTTCTCGCCGTAGGCGCGAAGTTCCTTCTCCCTCGTCGCAGCATCTGCGGTCTTGCGGCGCGAGAGTGCCCCGTAACCGCCCGGGAGCGGCTGCGTGTCCTTCGTTTTCATCGCCTTCTTGAGCGTGCGCGAGAGTGCATCCGACGCGCGTCTCTGCTGACGCGGCGGCATGGCGGCGATGAACGGTCGCATGGTGCGGATCACCGACAGCGCAAGCGCGCGGTCTGCTGCAGCCACAGGCTTCTTTTCGTCTGCCGGCACATCCTCGGGATCCTCATCCTCTTCGAGCTGCTCGGGCGGCACGGTCACGCTCTCCTCCTCGGATTCGTCATCCTCCGTTTTGGCAGGCTTATCACCGCCCTCTTCCAGCTCCTCTTCGAGGTCGTCCAGTGCCTCGGTCTCCTCGACCTCATCGCCCGGCTTTTCATCCGGATCGTCGTCCTGCGCCTTCTGTTTCTGGAATGCGTCCATCTTGGCACTGAGTGCCTCCATCGCATCCATGATTGCCTGGACGTCCTTGTCCATCGTGTTTTGCTGCGTCTCAGCAGGATCACCGCCCTCTGCCTCGTCGACAGCGCGTGCCGCTTCGCGGACTTCCTCCGGCTCTGCATCTTTTGCGAATGCCGCAAACATGCGATGCAGAATACTACCTTTTTTTGCCATCTTTTTTCCTCCTTCTGGCTTTGTCTTGGCGTCGCGAATGGACACCTCGTGCCCTGCGCGCCCCTCTTCGACGACTGCGACATGATTGCCGATGATATCCACCTGCTCGTATGTACCGTCGTCCATATCAATGTATTTGCACTCGTATCCGCACGATATTTCGCGCTTTCCAGCATCAATCTTGGCGATAAGCGCTGCATCGTACACCACGAGATCACAAATCAATTTATCTTCGTCTGCCCCGCTGCCGCGTCGGACGTTCTGCACCGTGCCTTTGGTATAGCTTGCGTAGTTCGATGCATCGACGCCAACGGGCGGATGATCGTCCGTCACGGGCTTTCCCTCAAAGGATGCGATTGCCGCCGGCTTGAACACCTCGTCTTCCTCGCGGTAGACTTTCAGGATGCGGTCGCCACGATCTGCAACGCCGAGCTCCTGCGGCAGGTACTCCTGCATCCCCGTGCGGCAGATTGGGACGCTGTGACACACAAGGAAGCCCTCGGGCGTCTTTGTCATGTGGGGCGAGAACCTTGCCCCGTAGAATGCTTTCAATGGACATTCCCCCTTCAAATCGGGCATAAGAAAAGCACCCGCGAGGGTGCTTCATGTGTTATTGTCAATTACGTTCTTTGCTCTTTGCTATTCCCCGAATCTGGTTCTCGAAGTCGGATTCACTCCATTTCCCAGACACGACACGCTTCAATCCCTTCTTGAGATCGCTCTTTTCCTCCTCGGAGAGATTATATTTTTGAACAGCCGCCTTGAATTTCCCCTGCGGTGTCTTCTCCTTGCTGAAGCCGAGACGCTCCGACTTGGATTTCTCAACCGCCTGTCTTCGTTCCGTCTTCTTCTCAGCGGCGATCCCCTTGAGCTGGTTGTCAAAGTCCGCCTCGCTCCACTGACCGCTCCGAACCATCTGCAGCCCCTCTCGGATGTCAGCCTTGTCCTCCTTCGAGAGATTGTGCTTCTTGGCGAATGCGTCCGCCTTGCTCTGTGCAGAGCTGCCGCTCTTTCCGGAACTCGAACCGCCACCTCCGCCACTGCTGGAGAACTGTCCGTTGTCTGCACGGGGGTGTTTGCTTTCCTCCCACGCATCAAGCGTTCGCTCAATGCGGCCGAGCGCTCGCCCGATGCTGAATGCGTCCTGTACTCTCATCTTATTATCTCCTTTCGAACTGTTTTCTTGAAATGCGCTCGATATGTCCGTTGCGATATACCCGCATTGGGAATTGCAGCACATCTAAATCGACTACTGGCTCCGGGTAGCACCTGCAATTTGGGCAACATCCCGCGTGGTAATGCCCGAGCGTGTTGTTGTATGGCGTCCCGTCTACCCGGCGCAGAGGGAATAAATCTTCGGGAGCCGGAGGATCGTTCCAATTTATAAGCACACCGCTCATGTGCTTATGACTGGATCGCGTCCTGCCGTCGCCCTGATTTCCTCCGCATGCACGCCAGACATACCAGTCAAGACCTAGGTCTTCTGCACGTGCTTGCACGAGATTCGTCTGCGTCATGGACACCTGCGTGCGCGCGATCAGCTGCGCGCAGGCTTTCGTTTTCTTCGGGAACATCCGGCGGATTTCATCGGCAATATCGGAGGATCTGCGGCCCTTCATTGTCTCCCGTGCGACGTATGCGGTCACATCGTCGGCGATGTTCTTCGGGAGCGTACTGATAAGATCAGCGTTTTCTTTCACAAGTGCCCGTATTCGCTCCCCACGCGCCCCCAGAAGCTCTTTTTGCAGGGATTGGTATATTTCCCTCCCCCTACCGTTTTTTCGTGCCGCCTCGCGCCATGTACGCCCTGTGTCGTCGAAGAGACCCGTCACCATCTTCATGGCGATGCTCTCGGCGAGCTGTATAAAGTCGGGGGATCGGGAGAGGTGTTCCAGCGTCGCCGTGATGATCGCGGGGTCACTCGTCTCACCGACGCGCATGACAATCCCCTTTGATATGTCAAGGAGAGCTCTCCGAAATGCCACCTCAATCCTGCGCTTTGGCATCCATAGCGGCTGGTTCATTCGCTCTCCTCCTCAAAATGCACATAAGAAAACCGCCTCTTTCGAGACGGTTCAGTTATCGGATTTGTCTTCCCTCTTTGTATGCTTTCTTCGCTTCGTTGAGCGACATGCGGTTTGCTCCTCCGGGGTAGTCTGGTTGGTCATTTTGAATCGCATCGTTACACCAGTCGCAAACATCGCAAATATCCATGTCATTCCACGATTCAAAGTCATACTTCCCGCACACAGGGCATTTAATCTTTCCCTCCATTTTTCAAATCAGCCTCCCTCTGTTGAATGTAGTATTTCTCGCCTTCATCCGGCTTGAACATCGTGCGGATCCCTTTCTTGACATCTGCTTTGACGAAGTCGTTTTCCTTGCGATCGTACCGCACGATGATTCCATCCTTGTCGATGTGTCCGAGGATGTCTCCACCCGTCGGCATCTCCGCAAGATTTACCGCCCGCTGAACGTACTGTTCCATCGTGAAGTCTGGATATTCGTCCTGATGGGTTCTGCCGTTCTTCCAGTGGTTCATCAGCTTTTGGCGACTGGAAAATCCACGCACCTGCAGTTGATTCGCTCCCTCGGGGCTTGGTGCTACACTATCACTTTTTTCGGCATTTGTCGAGCCTGTACCAAATTGCCCGTTATCACGTCTCGGATGCTTGCTCTCCTCCCATTTCGTGTCGCTCGTTCTTTGTGGCTCGGGACGCTCCCCGTCCTTCCTCGCCGCGTGAGGGCCTGCGCCCTCTTCCTGTTCTTCTTCACCACCGCCACCGAACATACCACCCATCAGAGCGCCCATGCCTTCATCCGGCTGCATGACCGAATCATCAGCGTTCTCGATATCCTCGTCCGTAATGTTCGACCACATTCCAGTCATTTCGGATTGCTGACGCAGCTCCTTGAGCGCTGTCCGCTGGCTCACCATGCCTGCTTGGAACGCCTTTGTAACGCTGTCCGTATTCTTCGACGCAAGGTCTGCCATCTCATCGTCACGCGGGCGGCGGATGGGATTGAACTCATAATCCCAGTCATCGGGAATCCCGCCGAGCGTCGAGATGAACATGATCGGCAGAATCTTATCGTACACCGGGCGAAGCTCCGCTTCCTGCTTCTCTTCGATGGTGTCGTAGTAGTTCTGCATATCACTCTCGCCCGTGGCATTCATCCCTGCAGGGCTGCGCCCGAACAGCTTTGTGACCGGCGTTTCCGCTGCGCCCGCAACGTCCATCATGAAGCGGTCGTAGGTCTCCCCTATTCCGCCAAAGGTGTACTGGTGCGTCTCGTACCCATCGTCCTTATCGAGAATCTGGAGGCTGTTGTTGTTCATCATGGCGTTCATGCCCTGGATGGTGTTATAGAGCTGCATTTGCGCATTCTCGTTTCCAGTGGCGAGTATTTGACCGATGCCGTCCATTTTCATAACGCGCAGGTTGGCCATGAACGTCAGCATTGCGATATTCCAGCTCACGTTGTCGCGCTTCCGGAGCTCATCGATGACATGCTCAAGCTCTGAGGCTCCCCAGTAGGTCTCTGCGAGCTGCTCAAGGTACGGCAGCGGGCGCCCCATGAACCGAATGATGCGGCTGTGATGGACGCGGATACCAACAGTCAGCGCATCGCTAGAAACGGTGTAATACTCCGGCATTCCAAACTCAGGATCTGAAATATCGCTGACGAGCTTATCCTCCGGCGTGACCCCAGACCAACGGTCAAGGACGAGAAGACCCTTGTACGAGCCCGGCATTACCGTATCGTAGTCCAGCGGCTGGTCGAGGCTGTTTTCCTGTCCCTCAATCATGATGAGGGCTCCTGCACCTCCGTAAAGGCGCCCCCACTTGAGCCCCTCAAGGATTCTGCGGCTGGTGCGCGTCGTACGGTCGCAGCGCACAACCTTCTTGATCTGGTCGGGAGAGAGCTGCGTCAGGATATGGTATCCATTCTTGATCATATCCTCTGGGATAACATCAATGATCCGACGCACGATCCAGTGTGATCGATAGAGCGCATTGATCTTCTGCCAGTCCCGCGTGAACCTCGTCAACGTGTACTCCGTCGCTTCCAGCGGGTTCGGCATAAAGGCACCGGAGCGCGTCATCGGATTTTGGAACGAATCGTTCGTTCTCTGCTGCCGCACGGCGGTCTTTTTCTTTTTGCTCATTCTCTCCTCCTCCATTTCGGCAGCATGGTATGCACATAATAGCGTAGGGCGTCCATCGCGTGATCTGCCTGCTTGACAGGCTTCTCCTCGCCCATCCGGGCGGCGCGCTCATCCCAGACATAGCTTTGGAACTCGTCGATCATCGGCTGGCAGCGCGTGCGGTGAATGCGTATCTTCTTTTTCGTTAGGAGCTTTGCGACCTCGCGGATACCGTCATTGACGCTATTGTCCGCATCCTTGACCCGGAATCCGCGCCCTTGGCACTCGAGCTTGAAGCTCGCTGCCGAAGGGTCAATGACGATGAAATCCGGGAACTCATCGCCAACCATCTTTTCGAGGGCGTCCGCGTACTGCGCATCGGTCTTCTGCTTCTGCTCCTTGCGGCTGTCCCAGTAGTACATGTCGGGGATCCAGATCGTATCGCCGTCGTCGTAGATGTCGAGAAAGACCATCGGATTCTTTGTGCCGTAATCGCAGGCAATGTAGCGGCGGCAGGTGCTCTTTAGTGTGTTCGTAAACTCTGCATCGTCAAAGAGCAGATCGTCGCTGAACATGTCGTAGATGATTCCCTCGGCGAGCACCCAGAGCCCTAGGATCATGCGCTTAAACCACATTCCTGAGTAGGAGCTGCGGATATTCGTCTTGTAATCGTCCGTGAGATTCGGATTGTCGTCGAGCTCGAAATGTACTACACTCACGAGACCGTCGCGGAGCTTCTGCTCGCTTGTGACATACTCCTTGTAGAGGTAGTGCATCGGTGAATCTGGATTGGTTGTACTGTAGAGCTTCGCCCCTGGCACGCTGAGACGGTTGAGGAGCTGCTTGAAGAACCGCTCGGGCATCAACGTCAACTCATCGCAGTACGCCCCTGCAAGGGTCTTTCCTCGGATGAATTTCTCTGAGCCTTCGTCCTTCGCGCCGACGACCTTGATGCGGCGCATGTGATCGCCTGCATCGTCCCGCCAGAATATGTCCAGCGATCCGCTCTGCCGATTGTAGTGGTAGTTCTCCTCTCCGATGGTATCGAACAAGTCGTTGAGCACGTTGTCGTAGATCGTGTCTTTGGACACACCCGTCATGAGAAGTAGCCCCGGAGGCCCCGTCATGATGTAGTTGAGCCATTTTGGAATCATAGCGACGGTCTTACCGCTGCGGACGCTTCCCTCGAGGATGTTGATGAAGGCGTCCTCTGCGATCGACTTGTCGATAAAGTCAAGCGCCTTTCCGCCCCAGTCGCGAAACTCCATTACTTCGTTCTCCTCTCATGCGCCTTCTGCAGGCTATGCACAAGCTGCATCATCGTGGATTGCTCCGGCTCTTCCAGCGCTACGATAGGTCCTCCTTTCGAGGTTCCGCCTCTGCTGACCTCAGCAGCCTCTAGACGTGCCTGGCGTTCGAGCTCTATGCCTTGCGCGAGGTAGTCGAGAATATTCCGAGCAGATAGGCTCTGGTCATCCAGCCGCAGGAGAGCTGTCATCGCCTTTTTCTGCAGTGCCTGTGCCATCGTCATGTGGTCTTTGAGCATCTTGCGGACGGCTTCGCGCGTCTCCTCCATGCTGATGCGCTGCAGCTCGTTATCGTATGCCCGTGCCCGCTCTACCCAGTCCCACGTGAAGCTCCATCGCTCCATCAATTTCAGCGATTTTCCTAACTTTTCCGCAACACTCGCCAGACGTCGTTTTTTCTTTTCGCCCTCTGTTTCATGGCCCATGTTTCGGTAGAGCAAAAACGCCTCGTAGGCGACCGAAGATTCACCCTCCTGGCGTTCCCATGGCTCCTGCTCGTTCGATATCTTCTTGCTCATGCATCAACGTCACCTCCTGCGGCGGTCTCCATGACCTCGTCCAGCGACATTGACACTCCATCCCTCTCTACGGTGACAGTCTGCTTGCCACTGGTATCAATGTACCGACGGATGATGGCGTCAACGTACCGTGGATCCAGCTCCGTTGTGTAGCAAATACGGCCGGTCATCTCCGCCGCAATCAGTGTTGACCCGCTGCCGCCGAAGAAATCTATCACGAGATCACCTGCTTCGGTGCTGTTCGTAATGGCGCGAATTGGAAGCTCGACAGGCTTCTGCGTCGGGTGCACGGTCTTGCTGTCTTTATCAACTTTCCATACTGTGCTTTCTGAACCAGGCTCAAAAAGGCACACGCTTCGCCCCTTGCTTAACCTGATATAACGCAATTTCTTCCCTTTTGGGGGCTTTTCAGAAAGATATAATTTGTGCCCCTCCGAATCCTTAAGAACGACTCCACCTGAGAGCGTTGTCGCCGTTCCGTCTGCGTCCCTTAAAATGACGTTCCACGACGTGACCTGTGAACGATCGCCACACCATTTTGCCTTTTGTCCCGCTTTTTCAGCGTAAAAACACGGCTCATGCATCCATTGATAATCATTGTGACCAATAACAAAATTGTTCTTCACCCAGATGATGTACTGCTTCTCCATCACCCCCGCCGCAATCATGGCATCCTCGAAGTCGCGCCGTGTACTCGAAGCGTGCCAAATGTAGAAAGCGGCATCGTCAACCGTATATTTGACAAAGTTATGGAATGCAGGTGCAAGAAGATCTACGAGAGATTCTTCTCTCAGGTCATCGCCCTTAATCATTCCAAATTTATTTTCTCCTCTCCCACTCCCAACAAACGACACACCATACGGCGGGTCTGTATGCACGAGCTGCGCCTTGTGCCCGTCCATCAGTCGATCGATCGTCGCCGCGTCCGTTGCGCTGCCGCAGATGAGGCGGTGATTCCCGAGGTGCCACAGGTCCCCGAGCTGGGAGAACGGCTTGTAGTCATCATCTACCCCCGGCTCTACGTCTGCCTTGTCATCGACGGAATCATCTGCGCCTTCCATCGAGGCGATGATTCTCTGCAGGTCTTCCTCCGTGAATCCGGTCAGCTCTATTGGGATAGCGCCGGTATCCATCTCCTGCACCATGTCCATCAGCTTGCCCATATCGAGATCAGCAAGCTCTGCGATGCGGTTGTCCGCGATCAGGTCGGCGTGCTCCTCCTCCTCGCTTGCATAGTCTTGGTACTCCACGGGTGCGGACTTCCACCCCATTGCTGCTGCGGCCATCCTGCGTCCGTGTCCCTTTGTGATAAGGCCGCTGCGCTTGCTGACGGTGATTGGTGTGCGCCATCCAGTTGCTTGGATGATGTCTCCGAGCAGTCGCACCTGCTTTTTATTATGGTCGTTCGGGTTTCCGGGGTTCGGCCGAATATCTCCGAGCGTGACGATCTCATCATACGCGCAGAATACCGGCACACCATCCTCTGTTGTGCCGCGCGGCTCTGCTGGCGACTTGTAGTCGATCAAAGCCACTCCTCCTCTCTTTTGGGCAAAAGAAAAGCCCTCCGCCGGTCCGGCGAGGACTCTGCTCTCTGAAATTTTGACGATACCATCATACCACATTTACAGTCGAAAAACGCGCAGAAAGTGCGCAAAAATCTCGCAAAGAATCCGCAAAAAACACGCAAGAAACGCGCAAAAATTTCAGTGTTTGAATTATCCACAGATTACCCACAGTTTTCTAGGAAAACGAAGTCAAGGCTGCTCTGCCCCGTACCTGCGTCCGGAAACATCATCTGCGTTAATGTCTTGATCGCCTCCTGCGAGATGTACTGGCAGCTGCGCTCGCTGTATCCCGTCTCCTGCGCCACCTGATACCATCTTGCGCCGTCTATGAACTTCGCGCGCAGAATCGTCCTGTGTGCGTCTCCCATCAGATTGAGAGAGCTGTCAATCCGCCGCAGAAGCGTCTGTATGCGGAGATAATTCTCACGCAGGATCGGCAGACGTTCCTCCAGTTTCATACGGCGAACACAGGCGCGCTCCACCTCGGAGAGCTCATCGTATCCTCCTGCGGGCTCGTCCCCGTATTTTGAAATCTTGGCGTCACCAATGCTGCGGATTTGCTCCTCTACGCCATCGATCTCGATGCGGAGGCTGGCAAGCTGCCCTTGAAAGCGACGGTAATTCCGCAGGTATCCGTATACCGTCTTTTCGTAGTCGTTGTAGTTCCGCACCTGTTTCCCTCCGCTCATTTTACAGAATATTCACTTGCGTATATGGTGTTGAAAGTAAATTGACAGTTTTTCCTAAAAAACGCAAGTAATTAAACGAGATAGAGAGCGCGAATCGCTCCGCGCTCCTTGTATCCTACTCCGTTGATTACTCCAGCTCCCGCATCATGATCTCGATCCTCGGACGCTCATCGTACCACTTGCCGAGCACCCCGTAGCCGACGATCTGACTGTCGTCCTTGTACCACACGCCCTTGAGCGCATCCTCCACGCCCTTCAGCACGTTGGACACGTCCGGCTTTGTCACCGGGCGAATTTGCCCCGCCTTTGCCGCCTCGCGCTTGTACTTTGGCATCCCTTTCGGGATGGCGCGGAAGATGCGAAGAGAGAACTCAATAGCTCCCTCTACAGGTGCGCTCGGTGCGTGCTGCGCTGCAATCATCCGCACATAGCTCTTGTAGTCACGGCTCTTTGCGGGGTCATACGCCTTGACAAATCCGCCCTGCCGACTAAAGCGCGGACGCCCCTGCGCCACGGGCTCGCCGAGGACGACGGCCGTGTAGATGCTCAAAACGGAATATCAGCGTCAGGGACTGCGCTGCTCCCATCAAACATGCCCTGCTGCTCCGGAGGTGCGGCGGAACTTGTGCCGCCGCCTTTGCTGTCGCAGAACTCCATGTTATTGACCACGACCTCTGTCACATAGCGTTTCGTTCCGTCGTTGGCGTCATAGCTGCGCGTCTGGATGCGTCCCTCGACGGCAATCTTCTTTCCCTTCGTGCAGTACTGGCTGATTACCTCAGCCGTCTTCTCCCATGCGACGCACTGAATGAAGTCCGCCTGCTGGTTCCCATCCGAGCTCTTTCGGCGGTCAATCGCAAGCGTGAAATTCGCGCACGCTTTCCCGCTCTGCGTGTATCTTACCTCTGGATCGCGCGTCAGACGTCCAATGCCTACGAAATGGTTCATTTGCGTTCCTCCTCTACAGGCTTTCCTGTTTGCAGATCATAGAGAACGTCTTTTTTTCCTGTCGGAACATAAATCCAACTTTTTATCCCATGCTCCTTAGCCCATTTCACAAGTGCATTTGTCAGTGCGTCATACAAAGACTCTCGTGCTTCATCCGGAACAACCTCATCATATTCACCATAGTAGCCGGTACATGCAATATCTACCGCACATTGCAGATTTTTTATAACACGATCATACCAGACAACCGGTACATACTCTTCGTCCTCACCGATATACACCTTCTCTTCCGCTGAATAACGCTCTCTTGCAGATGCAAGAGCTGCCTCAACACTATCGAATACTTTACTATACCCATCATCCCGAAAATGAATATAACGATATTTCTTACTCACGATCTCCACTCCTTCATCATGTTTTTCGCATAGATAATTGTCATTTTTCCCGTTTTTTGTTGATATTCGATGCTTTCAAACGCATTTTTGCGGTTGAAGTTGTTGTTCCTCCGGAAATTTCATAAAGCACAACCAAATTGCCTTACCGCGCCGATGCCCAAAGAGTGGCTGCACCGGGAGAAGCTTCAGAACATCCGCCGTAGAAATCTGATCCTCCGACCATTTGAAGATCAGCACACCGTAGTCCATCAAGACTCGCATGCACTCCTCGAATCCTCGACGCAGGTCATCTTGCCATGTGTTTTCGAGGACACCGTACTTGATGCCGAGCCATGAACTCTTTCCAGCTCTGCACAGGTGCGGTGGGTCAAAGACTACAAGACGGAAGCTCTCGTCTGGGAACGGAATCTCTCGGAAGTCAGCGATCAGGTCTGGCCGTACCTCAAACCGCCGTCCATCACACAAGGTCTTTCCCATGCTCCGGTTATCCATGAACACTGCCGCCGGATGCTCTTTGTCAAACCAGAACATTCGCGATCCGCAGCATGCGTCAAGAATCTGCTTCATTTCTCACCATCTCCGGATTCGCATAGATGTTCCCGATCACCTCATAATACACTGTTGTCCCTTGATTCAGCGCCGGGAACATTTTACATAGATCCACTGCATCAGCTGCATCAGCAACAAATCCGCACTTTGCATCGCTCCACCGAATTACATAATTCACCTTTCTTTTCCCACGAATCACATCACCCTCGTAAATTTCGACGCCGTTCTTGTCCTTCGCGCCGATGTATTGCATCAGATGATCGGTATCGATAATCCCCTGTGTTCCCGATTTTGGAAACCGACAAAAGAGTTTAGATTGTGAGCCTTGAAAGTCTGCAACTATCACAGGGCACATCTGTTTTTCTACCCAATCCCACTCCCGGAATTTGATCTCACGCATCTTTAGTCCCTTCTGCCCTTGTAGATTTCTAGAATTGTGCTCGCAATAATGTCCACCGCGAAATATCCGAAAACCGAAATGGCACCAATAGCCATAAAATCCCAAAAATTCAGCATTTCACACCTGCTCTCTGCTTCATCAGTGTCTGAGATATAGCAAGATTCACTGCCTCCTCACGCTCCATCACCCGCGCCATCATGCAGCGCATGCTCGCGTTGATGATATGCTCGTCACTCCTGTCCCCTGCAAGCCACAGCGAAAGATGCCGCAGTGCGCGCACAGCGTGCTCCTTTGCAGGGATGTCGTGCCACGTTTCGCCCGGATGCTTTTCTGCGCCCGCCGTAAGACCTGTGGCGACTTCATTGAGCCACTGATAGTCAATGTATCGGTACTCATTTACGCATTTTCCTTGCAGCGGCGAATTACATCTTCAGGAACAGCATCTGCCCAACGCTCTACTTCAATGCCATGCATCGGGGCAAGAACCCCTCCCGAAGGGATCGCACAAGGTGCTGCCATGTCGATCCGTAACGGGAATTTGATACGTGGTGGCGCATAAAACCACACTGCGCCTTTTCGCTGACGGAGATAATCAATCAGAACAGACAACAGCCTCGCGTTGAACACCGCAAAGCGCAGCGCTCCCTCTGCAAGATTATCTATAAAGAGAGCAACGCGCTCGTCCTTGACGAGACGGACAATGCAGTATTTCTGATACGCGTGTGGAGTAAACTCCATGCGCCACCATCTCCTTTACTGCTTCAATATACTACTTCAAGATACTGCTTTACTGCTTCAAGATACTGCTTTACTGCTTCAAGATACTGCTTTACTGCTTCAAAATACTGCTTCAAGATACTGCATTTCTGCTCTGCCATAGTGTCATGCCTCCAACCTTACAAATAGCACAATCTACCTTACAATGCCGACCCCCATAAGCGGCACGGCTTTGCGGCGTTTTATTCGTTAAAAATTCACCGAACCTTGTAAAACTGTCTCCGAACCTTACAAAAACACCGCAGCCTCATCCATAACACACCTTCAGCAGCCCGCGCATCATCGCGCTGTACCGACCATAACTCATGCCTGCCGCACGCGCTGCTGGATCTATACTAAAAAAGTAGACACAAAACAGGACTTTATATTACACTTCAGTA